CAATGATCACATCCCCTACACTGCCGTAGCGCCGATTGCCGCCGCCCAGTGTACCGTGTCATTGAAAATGAGATCGGATGCCTCAAATTGGAACTGAATGAAACTGAGCGAAACTGGGCGAAATGACTTGCTGTGTATGGGTTTCATGTTGTTGCAAATTTATAGCAATAGTCAAACTTGATCGCTTGAGGTTCCAGTTTTTCGTGTCATTCAATTTGAGGCTCGATAAAATTTGAGATCAAACTTGAGGCAATTTTATATTTTTTGGGGGGTGAAGGGGCTTGGAAATAATCCTCTACCGTCTGGTCGCTAGTAGGCGGATTGTTATGTCTATGCAGGCGATGATGAAGGCTGACCCTAGTATTGAGCCAAAGATGCTTAAACCTAGAGAGTTTCGGTAGCGGTTGAAGTCTTGGCGGAATTTCTGTAGCTCGGCGATTAGCTCGGATATGTCGCCTGCGCTGGGGTTGGGGTTGGTCATGGCTGGTGTTAAGAGTAAGGTGTAATTTAAGTGTAACCTAGCTATGACCATACTTTGAGTTCCATTAGCCTGTTGTTAGCATTGCTGGCAAAGAACATGATCGCTAACATGATCGTTTTGATGGAACATGATCGCTAACATGATCGCTAACATGATCGTTTTGATGGAACATGATCGCTAACATGATCGCTAACATGATCGTTTTGATGGAACATGATCGCTAACATGATCGCTAACATGATCGTTTGAAAGTAATTCTCAATAATATTGACCGAAACATGATCGCTGATCAATGTGACAGTTTGCTTGGATGTGGCGGTTCTGTCGCATCATCTTCTTCTTTAGGCAACAAGTCTTTTGAGATCAATGTTGTACACAGCTCCGTTTTCAGATACCCTGAAGATTTTGTTTTCATCTCGGATCAAGCCCCAGTAAAAAGTGAAAGCATCTTCTGGTAAGGCTTTTAGCAGTTTAGAAAATGTTGTCGCCGAAATGTCTTGCTTTTTGTGACGAAATCTGGACATTTCGGATTTATTAAGTCCAACTTGTTCGCCTAGTTGGGTGGCATTCAGCCTGAACATCCGAAAAGTCAAGTCTAGTGCGTCTCGTGGATCCATAATCTTCTCCTTAGTGTTGCGTACTTAATCAATTTATAGCAAGTTGCGGGAAAAGACAACTTTCAGAAAAATGTTGCGTATTTAGATAACTTGTGTTAGACTTGTTGCGTATTTAGGTAACAAGCTATGGATTTTGATAAATATTTTTCAGGCTTATCCATAACCGAGTTGGCTAGGATTACTGGAATCCATAAGTCCCGGTGGAGCCGATACCTTAGTGGTAAGGTCGGTATATCTGAACGAACGCTAAATAGAATGGCGGAAAAGCTTGAGATAAAAGCTTCTGAGCTTCTAAAACTAATTGATGAACGCAGGCGCGTGTAGTTATGGTAGTTATGTGGTTAAGTCCAGCGGAATTGGCAGGTTTGCCAAATATACCTAGTAGTCTGGCTAATGCTAGGAAAAAAGCGGAGCGGGAAGGTTGGGAATCTCGTGAGCGACAAGGGCGGGGCGGCGGTAAGGAGTACAGACTGCCTAATGAGTATTTGACCCCTGACATGTTGGAGGCTTTGCGCCTGCGGGGGTTTGAGTTTGCAGAGGATATACACACCACAGATAAGGATCGGGAGGCGGTGTCCTCTGCCACTGCGCCCGATTTTTCTGATAATGACGAGTTTGCAGGGGATACTCCTTGTGTGGAAGTTCCTGATCAGCCTACTGCTCCCCCTGCGGCGGTGGCTGATTTTTCTTTGGGGGTGCGGGTGGTGGAGGAGCCTGCGCCGACTAAGAATTTGAAGCATCTGCGCGCTCTCGCTAGAAAGGAAGTAGCCGATATTTGGCTGAATAAGCGTGGGGAGATTCGGGAGTCGCTGGGTCTGTCGGAACGGATGGCGGCGGATCATTTTTGTGACTTATTAAATAGTGGACAGATTGCTATCCCCGCTTGGGTGCGGGAGGGGCTGATTTCGGTTAATTCGGGGCGTTTGCAGGTGAGCCGCGCTAGTTTGCTGAGATGGGCTGAGTTGTCGGTGGATGAGTTGCTGGATCGGCGGGGGGGTAAGGACGGTTTTTTTGATTTGTCTCCTGATTGTTGGAAGTTGGCGGAGGGTCTGCTTCAACAGTTGGGGGTGTTTGCTACGCCGTTGGCGATCTGGAATGTTTTCCAGAAGGGGGAGGGGGAGAAGCCTAGTTATAGTCAGGTGCGGACTTGGCTTAGGAATTACCAGCGCGATTATCCTGTGCGCTATCGGGCGGCGATGACGGGCGATTTGCGAGTGTTGGATACGGCTTTTGGGTCTTACGCAAAGGGACTGGTGGCTAATGATCAGTGGCAAATTGACTCTACTTTAATTGATGTGAAGTCGGGGACTGACGAGGGGTTCAGCCGTTGCTATGCGGTGCAGGTGACGGATGTGGCGACGGGTATGCGGTTGTTTTATTTAAGCCCTACTTCTAAGGCTTTGGCGATTAAGAAGGCTCTGCATAAGGCGATTTGTAAGTGGGGTGTGCCTGTGGAGCTGAAAACTGATAATGGCAAGGATTATGCGGGGCGACAGCTTGAGGCGTTTTTGGCGGGGCTGGAGATTAAGCATCGGTTTTGTAAGCCGTTTAGTCCTGAGCAGAAGCCGATGGTGGAGCGGGGGTTTGGGGTGCTTCAGCATGATCCTGATTTCCGTTTGCTGAATGGGTTTGTGGGTCATTCGGTGGCGCAAAGGCAGGCGATTCGGGAACGGGACGGGGAGATTCAGATTGGTATGCGCCGTGAGGAATTGCAGGCGTGGCTGGACGGTTGGTGCGATCGCTATCACTGTCGCTACCATGAGCGGCTGGGTTGTACGCCGTTGGAGAAGTTGGCTGAGTTTACGGGTCAGGGCTGGCGGCGGCGGGTGCTGGCTGATCGGTCGGTGCTGGATTGGTTACTGCTTGAGGTGGAGGTGCGGACTTTGACTAAGAAGGGTTTGCGGTTAAATGGGGGGCTGTATTGCGCTCCTGAGTTGGGAAGCCTTGAGGCGGGGCGCAAGGTGGAGGTGCGCTATGACCCTGAAAATCTGGCTGAGGTGCAGGTGTTTGCTGATGGGGAGTTTATCTGTGTTGCTAGGTGGGAGTTGGCGTTGTCGCCTGAGGAGCAGTTGGCGGTGGCACGGTCGGCGAAACGGTTGCGATCGCAGGTGAAGGCTGAGATGGCTGAAGCTCGTAAGTTGGGTAAGCGGGCGATTAAGAATGCGGAAAAGATTGTGGCGAAACAGCTAACGGAGGGTGTGCCGCCTGCTGAGTTTGTGCGTGAGGAAAAGTTTGCGCCTGCGATCGCTGAGATGGCGAAACAGGTAATTGATGCCCCTGCGGTCAGAGAGGAAGACCCAGAGCAAAGGGCGATGGAGATTGCGGCGATGATGCCGAAGCCTAAACCTAAGTACAAGACCGATGAGGATTACGAGGCGCAGATGCGGGAGGTCTTGGGTTTGTGGCGGCAAGGTTTGGAACCCGATCAAGCTCTGCTTGACGATGTTCTGCGCTGGTATCAATACGGGCGCGGGGTGCAGGCGGTGATCTTTTTTGAGGCTCCAAATGAGGTTGAGCGTAAGGCGTTTTTGCGCTGGCTCAATAGTAAAAAACCACCAGCTAAGGTGGTCAATTCAAATTAACTAGGGTGATTATGAAACGAGAGTTTGCTTATGTCAAGAATTTGCGGGAGCTGTCTAAGGCTTTCCAAGTGCTGGCTGATGAGAATAACCCTGAGCCTACGATGGGTTTGATTTATGGGTCGACTGGGGTTGGTAAAACTAAGTCGATTGCCTGGCTGAGAAATAATCTGCCGACTATCTCTACTTACACGGGAATTGTGGTGGAGATGATGGCTTCGTGGTCGCTGGCGACGCTGGTGCGATCGCTGGTGGTGGAGCTGGGACATGAGCCGTACCACAAGAACGATCTAAATGTGCAGTTAATTTGCCGTGAGGTGGCTTCTCGGAAGATTGCGATTTTTGTAGATGAGGCTAATTACCTCTTTCAATCCAGAGATAGCCGCATGGTCGATACCCTTCACGACATCTATAACAAGACACGGATTCCGATTATTTTGGCGGGGCGTGATGGAATTGATCGGAAGGTGGCTACGCGCCCGCATTTAGACCGCAGGATTACCCAGCGGGTGCAGTTTACGGTGCTTGATCTGGGCGATACTCAACTCTTCTGTGATACCTGTGCGGAGGTGCAGATTCAGCCGTGTTTGACGCAAAAGATTTATGCGTGGTCGGGGGGATTGATCGCTAGGGTGGAGTCGGCGGTGGCTGAAATTGAGCGGCTGGCTTTTCGCGATGGTATGACTTCGGTGGATGCCGAGTATTGGGGCGATCGCCCCTTTAGGAGGGAAAGATGATTACACCTGTCGAGAGAATTAGAATCTGGCACTGTATTCGCACTGGTAGGCGGTTCACTTGCGCTGATGTTGCCAATCGGCTCGATTGCAGTTTGTCGGTGGTGCAAAAGTATGTGCAATCGCTCCACATTGAGGGAATTCTGGAGTTTCTCAATTATGACAAGCACGGCTCGTTTATCTATTCTGTTGCGAAGGATTATCGGCGACAACTGCGCCCGCCGTTGGTGGATTTTGATTCTACGCGGGAGAAGCTCTGGCTGACTATGCGGCTATTCCGTTCTTTTACGGTGGAAAGTCTGCAAACTTCGGTGGGGTGTAGCAAAAGCTCGGTGCATAAGTTTTTGCGCCGTCTGGCAGTGGTGGGCGTGATTCGCCGCGAGTCGCCTGAACGCTTTGATGTGAAGAACGATAGCGATCGCTATTCGTTGATTCTCGATTTGGGGGCTTTGCCTCCTGTGTTTGCGGTGGACGGTTTGGTTCTTGATTCTAATACTGGTGTGTTTTTGGAGGCGAAAGAATGAAGACTGTGTATGAATATAAATGCTTCTGCAAACCTGAAATTAGAAGTATTTATCGCCAAATCTATTTAGCAAAAGGAAGGAAAGCGGCTTTTTTGTATCTGCATTTAACTGAGTGTTTTACTAAGGAGTGCTCTTATGACACCTAAGTCGTATCGAGATCAGGTTATTGAATTTTTGCAACGATACCCTGTTGGCACGCTTTTTAATTCTGCTGAGATTTCTGAACACACTGGCTTTTCTGTGCGAACAGTTAATGCCGCATTCAAAAAACTTTATTTAGAGGGCACTGTGGAGCCAGTAGGTACCAGTTCTTCTATTTTTTTGCCAACAAATAAGTGGAAGTTGATCAGGAGTAATTTTGCTCCAAAAAGACGCAGGCTGATTGATTACTATTGCCTGACTCATCAGGGGATTAGGGATCAGTTCAATCGCTTGATGGAATGGGACGAGAATGTCGCTTATTGTTATTTAGAATTTCAGGAGAGAACTTATGGATTGGCTTAGAATTCTGGATGTTGTTAGCAAGTATCCAAACGCTTGCAGGGACTTAACTCGGTATCGGGTAAATCAGCTTGCTAAGAGGATTTCGGTCATTTACCAAGAACAAAGAATTTTACTGAAACAGATGGCTTGTGAGGTTCGGTTGTCTGAAGACAATACTAGGTTTTTCTTCAATCCTGATTTGATTAAAGGAATTAGGGAGTGCGATCAGGAGATTGCGGCTTGTATTCACGAGGCGCAGTTTCTTGCTAATAAGGCGGGTTGGCGGTGCGCTGGTCATTTTGACGATGACGGCTCCTATGTGTTCCATCTCTACGATTGGGAGGAGTAATGATTACGGGCGCTCGGGTTTTGGCTCTTTTGCAGTCGCGGCATCGGGGTATCAAGAATCGAATTTTGGGCTGGGATTTGGTTTCGCAGTTGGTTTCTGATCCCTCACCTGAGACTGATCTGCGTCGGCTGAGGCGGGTCGTGGCTGAGTTGCGGGCGCATGGACACCCCATCGCTTCGCATTCTTCCTATGGCTATTGGTATGCGGACACGCCTGATGAGTTGGCGATGACGCAAAGGAATCTGAAGAAACACGCTATGCGTTCTCTGAAGGTGGCTAGCTTTTTGGAGAAGCGGGCGATGCCTGCGTTGTCGGGTCAGTTGGAGATTGTTGAACCTGTCTCTGAAGAGGTGCAGTTGCCGATCGCTTTGGTGGAACGCGTGAAGAAGAGTGCGCGCCGCCATCGCTGTAGTTTTCAGCGAGCGTTGGAGGAGGCGGTTAGTCTGTGGTTGGAGGCTAATGGCTATGTCTGAGGATTTGATGTCTAGTGAGCGGTTTGCTGAGGCTTGGAAGTTGTGGGTTCAGCACCGCAAGGAGATCAGAAAGAAACTGACTCCCACAACAGAGAGGCTTCAACTGAAAAAGTTGGTGCAGTGGGGCGAGGAGGTGGCGATTCGGTCGATCTATCAGTCAATCGAGAATGGCTGGCAGGGGCTTTTCTATCCAAAGGAACAGCCTCAGCCGTCAAAACCTGCGGCGGAAACGCCTAATTCCGATAATGCTGTGCCTCAAATTAGCGAGGAACAGAGGAAGGAAAACTTGAGAAAACTTGGTCAAATTATGAGGGAAATCAAATGTCAGAAATCGTTGCAGTAGAAACTGAAGTTGTGGAATTTAGCCTTGAGGATAGAGCGACTTTGGATCGCTGTGAGTCCACAATTAGCAATGGTATTGCCTCTTTTATGGAGGTTGGTAGGGCGTTGCAAAAGATCAGGGATGCTCGCCTTTACCTGTTTAGTCATGCTACTTTTGAAGAGTATTGCCGTGACCGGTGGGGGCTGTCTCGCTCATATGCTTTTCGCCAAATTAAGGCGGCGGAGCTGGCAAATGATCCTAAGTTGTTGTCAATTTCCCCTATTCCGTCTGAGTGGGTGGCGCGAGAGTTGTCTAAAGCTCCAAAGGCTCTAAGGGCTGAGGTGTGGCATACCGTGCAAGAGGCGGCAAAGTCTGAGGGTAAGCCTGTTAGCGCTGAGGCGGTGCGGTTGGCGATCGCTGAGAAGTTGGAACAGCCTAAGCCTGTGAAGGTGGATTATACGGATTATGCCAAAAGGGAGGCTTTTGACCTTGTCCGTTGGCTAGTTAAGGAGTGGAATAGAAATTGGGATTGCCCAGTGTTTCGTTTCAAAGTTAAAGAATTGATTGATAGGCTTGCTGAAGAGGAGGTGTTTGATGCCTAATAATTTCTAATTTCTGGCGGGGTGCGTCGCCGTAAATCCGCACGGTCACTTTATTTTGGAGGTTATATGACTTTTATTCAGATTCCAGATTATGCAAGGACTGCGCCCAAGCCGTTCGGTTATGACCCCCGAACTTCTATTCCTTTGCAGTATCGCTTTGACGGTATGAAGGGATTATTTGAATGCTCGGATATGGTGGTCGATTCTTTGGAAATTCAGCCGTTTGCAGTGCGCCATGTGGAAGAGAAACGCTGGGCAAGGCTGGCTCAAACTTGGTTTGATATTGCGTTTGTCGATCCGTCGGGGGCGGTGGGTGTGCTGTCGCTGAATAAGCGATCTGCTAATAATTGGTCTCGCTTTGCTTACTCTATCAATCAGGCGGGAATTGTCCTGCATTCGTTGGAGGTTACGCTGATACCTGAAACGGTTGAGGTGACTGTGATTGATGGCAATACGGAGGAATCCTATGACGAGATATATTTTGCTGTGAGGTTCCCAAAACTTGATCAGGTGAGGTTTGTGGATCAGGAGCGCATGGAAAAACTTTCCCAACTGCGTGAGGTGTTTGTATTTAATATCTTGGGGGAGGTGGAGCCGTGAATCTGAGGAGTGCGAATATCGCTAAAATCCACATGGCTAAGGCTCAACTGGGTTGGGATGACGATCGCTATCGTTCGTTTTTGCTGGGGGTGACGGGTAAGTTCTCTTGCTCGGAGCTGACGCTGGAGGAGACGGCGATCGCTTTGGAACATTTGCAAAAGCAAGGCTTTCAGGTGAAGGTAAAGGGTCGTTCGACACCGCCTAAGAATACGCCTCAACAAAGGAAGATTTGGCGATTGTGGTATTTGCTAAGGGAGCATTCCTACACCAGCGGGTCGGCGAAGGCTCTGAATGCTTTTATCAAAAAGACAGTGGGTGTGGAACGGATTGAATGGCTAACGCCCCCACAGGCTAATGCGGTGATTGAGGGATTGAAGGCAATTTGTCAGAGAGAAGGAGTTCGCCTTGACTGATCTGAGTAATTCTCTTGCCTATATCCAAGTAGGTTTGCGAACATTGGCTGACCGTGAGGTGCAAAAGCGATTGTCCGCCTATTTCGAGCGGGTGAGCCAACGGGAAGGGAAGCTATTCCGTAATTTGAATGAGCTTCCAGAGTGGGCTATATTAAATTTGGAGCGCAAAATCCGAGAAGAGTTAACTGGGGAGTTCTGATGCATGCAAGCCTATGCCTAAGAAATTTTTTAGGTGAAGAGAAGTTCTCTAAGTTGCTATTTCACTATGCTGGCAAGAAGATTTATATTCGCAAAAAACCTCATGAACTGATCAAAAGTTTATTAGAACTGAAAGACGATCAGTTCTTTGTTTTGTTTGGCGGCGCTCGCTATAAGTTGCCGCAGAAATATATTAAGAAACTTTCTGTGTCTGAAGTTGAGGAAGTGCGATTGAAGTTTTTGGAAGGTGCTAGGGTGTCCGATCTGGCGAGAAAATACGGGGTGAGCAGATACAAAATCTATCAAATTTGTAAATTTTCCTCTTGAATTCTTAACAGGATTGACTAGATTGGCGGTATGTCAAAGGTAATTTTAGTTAACCCGCAGTCCGAAAATCAGTCTTCGCCAAGTATCAATGTGCCTTTGGATTTCTTGGTGATTACTGGCGTGGGCGTGTTGTTTGTGGTGGCGGTGAGCGTCATCAAGATTCTGATCAGCCGTGAGTTTAATCAAGTTCAGGAGCGATTTAAGGAGATTGAGTCTGAGAATAAGTCGCAAACTGAACAGATTCAGGCTCTGAAGTTGCAATTTACTCACCTTCAGGAGCATTTGCGGTCGGGATACCTGCCTAATGAGAGTTTTGCACGGTTTGCGGGGACTACGGATGCCAAGCTGGATACTCTCCACAGGCAAATGACCCAACGGATTGACCAAGTGATGATGGCGATCGCCGATATTAAGAGGGGGGATAAATGAGCTTTCAGTTTGATGTGCTGGAATTGGCTCGGTGGACGGTTTTGCTCTACCTCTACCATGCTGACCATCGGGCGGGGATTTGCGAGAAGTTTCTGCCCCGTCTGTTCCAAGATGCCCGTTTGACTGTGTCGCCTGCGGAGGCTAAAAATATTTTGTTCTATCTTGAAGATTTGGAACTCTGCAAGTTGGAGAAGGATACATTTGATCAGTGCTGGGCAAGGATTACGCCGAAGGGGATTCAGGTGGTGGAGTATCAGATTGAGTGTCCGCCTGGTATCGCTAGGGAAGAGAAGAGGTGGTGGTAGATGCTGAGAGTTGGTCTGAATTGGAATCCGCTGTGTTGGATGGTTGGGTTCAATATCTCGCTCTGTCAGGATACGGGACGGTTTGAGAGCGTCATTTTGTGGTTCTTTCCTTTGCAGGTGGTGATCCTCTATGGCGATGACTAATGTGCCGCCTGAGCTACTGGCAAAGCTCGATCGAGAACTGAAGGGTAAGAATTTTACGCAGTATTCGGAACTGACGGATTGGCTAAATTCCATGCTGGCTGAGGCTGGTCTGGAGGTGCAGGTGTCCCGTTCGGCGGTCTATCGCTATGGAAAGAAGCTCCAAACGCTGTTGGAAAATGTCAAGCGGTCGTCTGAGATGGCGCGGGCGATCGCTAGTGTTTATGCCGATGATGAGGGAGAGATCAATACGGCGACGATTCGGATAGCGCAAGATAAGCTCTTCACTCTGTTAGTGGATGCTGAGGAATTAACGCCGAAGGATTTGGGAAATCTGGCACGGGCGATCGCCACGCTGGCTGATTCGGATACGAGGGTGAAGAAGTACCGTGAGGAGGTGCGCCAAAAGCTAGAACAGAAGTTCGCTGAACTCCAACCCCGTAAGGAGATTGATAAGGATACGCTGGCGTTGGTGATGCGAGAGATTTATGGAATTGTCTGATGGTTGAACTTTACCCCTATCAAAAGAAGTGGCTGGCGGATGATTCCCGCTTCAAGATTGGAATGTTTGCCCGCCAGTGCGGTAAGACTTTCACAAGCACTTTGGAGATTGTGATTGATTGCCTGAATAGGAAGGCGCGCTGGGTGATCCTTAGTCGGGGGGAACGGCAAGCAAGAGAGGCAATTCAAGAGGGTATTAGGCGACACTGTGAGGCGTTTAAGGCTTCGTTTGAGTTGATGGAATACCCGTTTGATCCTGTGATCAAGGTGTTGGAGGTGCAGTTTCCTAATGGGTCTAAAATTTCTGCGCTACCTGCTAATCCTGATACGGCACGGGGTTTTTCGGCTTCGGTGTTGTTGGATGAGTTCGCTTTTCATCAACAAAGTCGGCGCATCTGGCAGGCTCTTTTTCCTGTCATTTCGGCGGGGCATAAATTGCGGGTGATTTCTACGCCGAATGGAAAGGGGAATAAGTTCTATGAGTTGATGACTGATACTAGCGGGGAGTGGTCTAAGCATCAGGTGGATATTTATGAGGCGGTGCGTCAGGGTTTGCCTCGTGATATTGATCAGTTGCGGCGGGCGTTGAACGATCCTGATGGCTGGGCGCAAGAGTACGAGTTACAGTGGTTGGATGAGGCGACGGCATGGCTTGATTATGATTTGATTGCTTCGTGTGAGTCGGAGCATCTGCCTGAGTATGAGGGCGGGGAGTGCTATCTGGGCTGGGATGTGGCGCGCCGCCGAGATTTGTCGGTGCTGTGGGTGTTGGAACAGGTCGGCGATGTGCTGGTGTCCCGTGAGATGGTGGCTCTGCAACGCGAATCGTTTCAGGATCAGTTACAAGTGTTTGATCGCCTGATGGAGCGGTATCGGGTGCGCCGTGCTTGCCTTGATCAGACGGGTATGGGTGAGGTGCTGGTGGAGCTGTGCAAGCGAAAGTGGGGCGAGTATGCGGTGGAGGGTTTGATTTTCTCTAATTCGGTGAAGCAGGATTTGGCGGTGCAGATTAAACGGAGGTTTGAGGATCGCAAGGTGCGGATTCCGATTGATCGGGAGGTAAGAGATTCGCTCCACTCGGTGAAGAAGATCACCCTGCCTTCGGGTAATTCACGCTTTGATGCTGAACGGGACGAGGTCGGACACGCTGACCATTTCTGGGCGTTGGCTTTGGCGATTCATGCGGGAGATGTGCCTCGCTTGATTCAGTTCAGGTCGGCGGGTGAGCGGTGGTCGCCGCCTCTGGGTAAGTATGGGTTTGCTTTTTAGGGTGCTGACAACTGGCGAGAGTAGTGTTGAGTTAGGATCATGGCAGTAATCCCTAGTACACAACACAAAAGGAGCAAAAACTATGATTAAACTGACCGTTGACTACGAAAACAACAGCGAACTATTTTGGACTGCGTTTCACAAAGCCTTTCCCCAGTTTCAGGGGGCGGAAGAATTTTGCGTCACTCAGGAAGAATTTCAACAGATCCAAGGGCTTCCGGGTTGGACTGACCCCGAAGACCCCTATTATGGTTCGCATCCTCTTTTAGCCGAGTACGAGGGGAAGATCGCCGTAGAAGTCAAAAAAATTATGGCTGAGCGCGAGGACTGGAGCACCTACGAATTTGAAGCGCGGGAATACCCGAACGGTCTCTATGAGGTTAGCTTTGCATCTGACCAAGAACCCTCGTGGTTTCTCGGCTTAGGAGAAGTAATGGAGGCTACGGGCGATCCGATTTTGGATTGCCGTACCGTGAGATTGTCTGAAGTCAGCTTACAAGAAATTGCCAACTCAATTAACAGTTCACAGCGAGCCTATGGGGAGTACCCTTCTTTGCAAAAGGCTCGTGAACTACTGCAATAGTATCTTTGCCCGATCGTTGCCGTCAGTGATCGGGTTTTTTGTTGTTTTTATAAGGAGAAGGAAATGGAAAATCGCATTATGTTTCGGGCAGGGGTGAACCTGCTCAAGGCTTTACAGGAACGCAATAGCAATGATGATGGCAGTCTTTCGCAGACTGCTAAGCGGGATTTGTCTCGTTATTATGCTCTGCTTGATTCTATCTCTATTGATCTGACTGAGGCAGAGTTTAATTTACTTTGCGACCTGTGTAATGGCACTATGTTTGGGGAATTTGAACTATCCCCAGCCAAGTGTCTTGTAGCAGAGCTACTGTCTGGGGGAAAGGCTCTTGCCTCTAAATGGGGGGGTCATTATAATCAACTCCTTGCAAAAGCTCAAAACTGGAACAATTTGGAAGGAGCTTTTGTGGTAGATTCTATTGAACGGTTTTGGAGGGCAAAGTGTACGGAATGCCAATAAACGATTTTAGAATTTGAGGTTGTCATCCAAGCTTTTCGCGGTAGTCGCCTATTGGAACTGGTAGCTTATGTTAGCCAAATTGTGGAAGACTCTAAACACGCCTCTGATTGAACTGGTAAAAGGCGATCCTCAGCCCCCTGCGGGGAAGATTGCCACTGCTAATAACGACATCACTAAGGGATTTGTGGGGGGACTGGGTTATATCCTCCCTGAAGACCCGATCCTACGGGATAAGGGCGGGTTCAACTATGAGATTTATGAGCGGGTGCTGAGGGACGATCAGGTGCACGCTTGCTTTCAGCAGAGAATCAAGAGCCACACGATGCGCCGTTGGGATGTGCAGTCGGCGGACGATCGCAGGGATTCCAAGAAGGCGGCGGAATTTATCAGGCAACAGCTAGACAGAATCCATTTTGACAATCTGACTGAGAAGATGCTCTATGGCATTTTGCTGGGCTTTGCGGTGGCTGAGATTGAGTATGAGCCAGAGGGCGATTATCTGGTGTGGAAGGCGATTACGGTGCAGAAGCAGGAGCGATTTCGCTTTGACCCTGATGGGAATCTGCTATTTCGCTCTTGGGATAGTTATCTGGGTCAGCCTGTCCCTGATCGCAAGTTCTGGTTCTTTTCCACTGGCGGCTGGCATGATTCTGATCCCTATGGGCTGGGGCTGGCGTATCATCTCTATTTCCCAGTCTTATTCAAGACTAACACAATGAAGTTCTGGGTTACTTACTCTGAATTATTCGGGAATCCCGGACTGATTGGGAAGTATTTCCCAAATGCTACGCAGGAACAGCAGGATAAGCTCTTGGAGGCTCTGCAAGCATTTCGTAGGAATTTTGCCACGATTATCCCAGAGGGAATGTCAATCGAGATGTTGGAGGCGCAAAGGGTTAGCACGGCGGGGCTGTATGAGTCACTCTATGACAAGATGGACAAGGCGATCGCTAAGATTATCCTGTCGCAAACGATGACTACTGAGGAAGGCTCGAGCTATGCCCAAGCGGTGGTGCATGGCTCGGTGAAAGATGCGATCGTGCAGGCGGATTGCGATTTGATTTGCGATAGCTTCAATCATTCCTGTGTGCGGTGGCTGATTGATTTCAATCGATCGCATTTCCCGACGGCGGGCTATCCGATGGTGTGGCGGGAATCTACTAACAAGCCCGATCAGAAGATGGAGGCAGACAAGGATAAGATTCTGTTTGATATGGGCTTCCGCTTGACGCAGGGGCGGGTGGACGAGATTTATGGCGAGGGGCAGTATCAGGATTTGCGGGCAAGGAGTGAGGGTGATGCGGCGGTGGCGTTGGATAGTTCGCAGGTTCAATCTTTGATTCAGTTGGCGACGGCGGCGGCTTCGGGACAGATGTCTAATCAGGCGGGTATGGCGATCGCTGAGGCGGCATTTCCGATGGTTCCCAGTGAGGTTATCCAAAGGATTTTTGCGGAACAGCCTAAATCTGATTCTGGGGCTGTAGAGGCTAATCCAGAACTGCCAAGCCTCGATCAGTTGCAGTTCTCGGAAGTGGAATTTGCAGGGAGAAAAAAATGCTCGCTTGGGGTAGCTTGCGGTAATGCCTGTATTTCCATGATTTTCATTTGCCGTAAGGATTTGGCTCAGAAGAATAAGGCTAAGCTGGAGCCAGCGCGAGCGGCGATAGAAGGGGAGATCGCTACTGCTGAACGCAAGTTGAGTAGTGTTAGTTCCAATTTGGAGTTGATAAATCGCGCTAATGCAAATCTCTCTAATGTCAGCCCTGAGGAAAGGAAGGCGTTGGCTAAGCTGGGTGTTACCGCTCAAACCGATCCCAGTCAGAAGGCGAGATTGAAGCGGGATTTGCAAGCGCAAAAGCAAGGTTTGGAGGCTGAGATAGAACGGCTGAAAGGTGGCGGAGAGCCTAAACAGTTGACTGAATCTAAGCCTTCATTTGATCGAAATAAACCTATGAGTAGAGAAGAAGTTTATTCGCCCCTAAATGCTCAAGAGATGGCAATTTTGCGCTCCACTCTTGATCCGCCTGATTCCATAGCTGGGAATTTATCTAGAGCTAGACAGGATTTAACTTCGGGACCAACGGCGGCAAAAGAGGTGTTGCGTAAACTGCAAAGCGAAGGAATTGCTAAGGATATGACGGTTACTGAGGTGCAGGCGATTCGAGCGTACACTGGATCGGCGTATGCAGGTATCAATGGTGCTTTGCGGGGTATGCAGGAAGACCCGACTAGCAATTTGGCAGAGAGGCAGAGGTTATTGGCAAGACAGGTAAATCAGGCGATCCAAAAGTTGCCCGCTTATCAGGGCGAGGTATATCGGGGTACAAGTCTGCCCAAGTCTGAGCTTGCGAAATACAAAGAGGGGGAAGTTGTTAGCTTCTCTGGCTTGTCTTCCACCACTACGGATTTGGGAACGGCAAAGGAATATCGTGCGAAACAGCCTATTTCTAAGGCTTCTAACTATGCGGAACTAGCACAGAGGGGCGGTATTAAGATTAGTTCTAAGTCTGAGGAGTATGAATCGGTGGAGTTCAAGATTCAATCTAAGTCTGGGCGGGACATTTCTAGTATCTCTTCTCGCTCTTTTGAGAAGGAAGTGCTTTTGCCGCATGGTTGGCAGGGCAAAGTAACTAAGCGGGAGACGGTCAATGGCAAGTTGGTAATTAGTTTGGAGGAAGTGGATATGCAGTTGAACCGAGTAGAGGGGTTGGAGATTGAGTTGGCAGAGGATGAGGAGATGTTGCCAATTGGCACTGATCAAGATACTGAAGATGCCTATTTTGCGATGCGTTTGGATGATGATTTGTTTGTGGAGGTGGTAAATGGTATCGGCTGAGGCTAAGGCGATTTTGTTGGATATTATCAGGGACCAGCCTGATGTGGAGCCGATTGAAGATGTGCTTGAGGCTGAAGTAAGACCTAATGGCGATATTGTGTTTATTGGCAAGAATGGTTGGAAATTGGTTGGATTCAAGATTACTGATGAGGAGATTTTTAGCCGCTTGCTTAATTCGCCACAGCAATCAATTAAAGCGGAGGTCAGTTTGGCGCAGGTAGATGAGGGAATTATCTTTAGCGGTTTGCCTGAGGATCAAGAGGCTTTGGATCAGGCGATTAGCGAGTTGTCTCCTGAGCTATTGCAGTCGCAGATTGAGCCGATTGTGCAACCGATTATTGATTTGGTGCAGTCGGCTAAGAGCTACGATGAGATTCTGGAGGGGTTGGCACAGAGGTTTCCAGAGATGGATGATCGGGAGTTGGAGCGGTATTTGAGCTGTGCTATTTTCGTTACTGAGGTGTGGGGGCGATTGAATGCCAATCAACCTTAGTTTTGCGTTTGGCGTGCCGCCAGAGAAGGCGGTGGAGTTTTTCACGGAGCGAGGGTATCGCCTGTCGTGGGATTGGGAGGAGCAGGCAAATCAGGCGGCGGTACGGGCGTTTATGGTGGCGAAGGTGGTGCGGGCTGATGTGCTGGAGGCAATCCGTGAGGCGATCGCTGAGGCGTTGGAACGGGGCGATACGCTCAAGGATTTTCAGGCGAAACTAGAGCCAATTCTGAAGGCTAAGGGCTGGTGGGGTCGGCAGTTTATCGTCGATCCTGACGGCAATACGGAGCGGGTGCAGTTGGGTAGTCCTCACAGGCTGAGGACTATCTACCGCACTAATTTGCAGTCGGCTTTGATGCAGGGGCGGGTGGCTGATTTTTTGGCGGTGGCAGATGAACGCCCCTATTGGCAGTATTCGGCGGTGATGGACAACAATACTCGCCCTGCTCACCGTGCGATGGATGGGCGGGTGTTTCGCTATGACGATCCGATCTGGCAGTCGTGGACTCCGCCTGTGGGATATAACTGTCGCTGTCGGATTTTTGCGCTGTCTGCTGAGAATGTGAAGCGGTTGGGCTTGGATTTGGAGGAGTCAAAGGGGCAAACGAGAGAAGTGGAGCGGTCGGTGAGCCAGAAGCATCCAGAGATCAAGGAGAAGGCGATCGGGATTCAGGATTTGTCGGGGCAGTATGTGTTTCCTGATCGGGGCTGGGGTGGCGATCGCCGTAAGGGGTGGAAGCCTGACCTTGCTAAATACAGCCCTGATGTCCGTGAGCAGTTGGCTAGGGCGTTGGAGGAGATCGGTGGCAGAGATCAGGATTGATCTGGATGCTGATGCGGTGCTGGCTGGTCTGCAAAGGCGGATTGTACCCACTGAGAGGCTGATGCGTCAGATTGGGGAGGTGATGCGCTTTGCGGTGGAGCTTAATTTCCGTGAGCAGGGCAGACCGAACCGCTGGCAGGCGTTGGCTCCTCTGACTATTGCGGAACGCCAAGCGAAGGGTTATACGGGTCCTATTTTGCAGAGGACGGGGGCGTTGGTGTCGTCCCCTGCGCTGTCGGTTACTAGCGATACGGCTGTGGTAACATTTGGCAACAAGTATGCGGCGATCCAGCACTTCGGCGGGGCATTTCAGCGTCAGGTTACGCCTAAGATGCGATCGTATTTTTGGGCTAGATTTTATGAGTCGGGGGATGATCGCTACAAGTGGATGGCTCTGACCAAGAAGCAGAGCTTTACAATCACGATCCCCGCCCGCCCATTTGCGGTGCTAATGCCTGATGATGTGGAGGATATTAGGCGGGTGATAAGGCGGTTTAGCTTCTGATTGGTTGTTTTTTCCCTTGCGGGAATGCGATCGCAGGGAATCGCACCCTGCTGTGCCCCTGACGGGCGATCGCTAAGCCTGAGCCAAGATAGCAAGCTGGCGTTGGAATGCCAGTTCCTGCTCTGGGGTCTGGGCGATATACGCCCGTACCATTTCCTGCTTCGGGTCTAGCTCCAGTGCCCGCACGGCGGCGGCGTACTGAAGATCGCCTGCCACCAAGCGGAACTGATCCTCGCCGTCCGCATTCACGCCAGCCTTCGCAACGATTAGGGGGTGGATCACCCCGCCCAGTTCCACAATGGAGCGGGCGAGTGCCTCGATTTGATCGGGATCGAGGGGTACTGGTGGCGGGGGTGGGGGCAAAATGCTTACAATATCGATCAGCCAGTCGGATGTCGCTTCGTATCTGGAGTGGGTTTTCATGGGAGTCTCTGAACGCTACACCCCTATCATACGGCACTTATAGCCAACTGTCAATAGGTTTAGCAAAAATTTTAGGTAAAGTTTTGTAACAGGTTTTTGAGGGTGGCGCGTACTACAGCCCCTAAATGCGCCTGTTCTTCTGGCGGTAGTTGCTTGATTAGTGCCACTAGGTCGCTGTCCGTGATTGTGTCGCTGGCAATTAGCAGTGCTAGTCCCACCGCTCTGGATTTGGGCATGGGAACCTGTTCCAAAAGCTTGATTTCTTGGGGAGACAAAAAAAATTGCGCTGGTTTTCTTTTTAGCTCTTCGGGAAGCGTAGGCTTCACTCCCCCTCTGTATCCGCCTCTAGGCATTTTCGTCTTTCCATTTTGCTCATTTCATATTACCTCATTAGGCTTGGCAAAAAAAGAATTTTGTAAATTTTACTCTTGATTTCTTTAATCAAAGTCTTATTTTGAGCGGTAGCTATAGCTTGAAATATGCGCCGTATAGAGATTTTAAGGGTCGGGGAATTTACTTCTGCTAATGCGGGGCTGGTTAAGTTCTCTCAAGACGATTTGGATCAGGTGGTTGCGAATCATCAGCCCGTGCCTCTGGTGGTTGGGCATCCTAAGACTAATTCGCCTGCCTACGGCTGGACTAAGCGGGTTTGGCGCGAGGGCGATCGCTTGTTGGCTGAAGCGGATAGAGTGCATCCTGCTTTTGCTAAGGCGGTCTGGGAAAGCACTTATCCCAATCGCTCGGTGAAGCTATCCAAAGGTGAGAAGGGTTGGAAATTGGAGCATATTGGATTTCTCGGCGGTGTCGCTCCTGCGGTGGAGGGCTTGGAAGAAGTTGAGTTCGCTAGTTCTGATAGCGGGGTAATGGTGGAGTTTATGGCGGGCGATCGCATCTCTGCGGTATTGGACGGGATTCGCAGGTTTATCGTGGATCAGGTGGGAGAGGAAGTCGCAGAGAGCTATTTCTCTTCGGAAGTGTTGAAAGAACCGCAAATGAGTTCGCAGACTTCGGCGTTGGAGGTGGAGTTAGCGAAGCGTGAGAATGCTTTGGAGTTGCGAGAGTTTGCGGCGTTTGTGGATGACAAGGTTAAGGAAGGGCGGGTATTGCCTGCTGATCGGGCGTTTTGGGTGGAGTTGGCGGAAAGTTCCGATCGCCAAAAATTAAAGGAGAAATTGAACTGTCTGCCTGTGATTGTGGAACTTGGTAAAACTGCTTATGCCGATGCGCCAAAGGATAAATCGGCGGAACAGGTGGGCAAAGAGGCGGCAAAGCTGGTTAAGGATGGCAAGGCGCGGAACATTGTTGAGGCGGTAAATATGATTAAAGGAGGTAAAAAATGAGAAGTCTGCTGAATTATCCCAATCGTAAGGCGGGAGCGGTAATCAATCCCTGTCGATTTGTCAAATTTGGCTCTACTGAGGAATTTTTGGTGCAAGGGGCGGCGGCTACTGACCTGATTTTTGGGGTGTCGCCTGAGAAGATTACCTACCAGCAGAATGATGTGATTGCTCCTGCTCTAATCGGGGTTGTGAAAATCCAGTGCGGTAATACGGTGGTGGCGGGCGATCGCCTTACTACTGATTCGGTGGGACGGGCAATCCCTGCGGTGGGTACGGCACGGGTCGGGGCGATCGCTCTGCAAGGCGGCGTAACCAACGACATCATTGAGGCGGTACTTTATCCTTCCAACATTGAGGGGATTGCGGGGATTACCGCATCGGCGGCGCAAATCAACCTGCTAGATAACAATGCGGCTCCTGCCTATCACAAAATTCCGAGAGTGGTCAAGAAGGCTCTGAATGCGGTGGATACGGCGGGTGGAGTGTTTAATCACACCTTCGGTGTGGCGGTGATCGTCAGCCGCGTGATTGTGGATATTACGACTGCCTCCACTGGCTCTTGTACGATCAATATCGGGACGGCGGCGACTGCCACAACTTCGGGCGATAACCTGATTAACGCTCTTTCGGTAGCGGCGACTGGAATATTTGACAACATCAACAACGCTGGCACTAATGGGCGGGCGAGGCAGAAGCTGTCCAGCACTGAGTTTGTAACGGGTTCGGTGGCTTCGGGCGCATCGTCTGGCTTGGTTGGTAATGCGTACATTGAGTTCTTTGAGGTGTAATTTATGACCACTCCATTTTTCCGTGATGAACAAATCCTGCCTTATGTGGTGGGATATACCAATGAGGAATACATCGCCGATCTGGTGATGCCCCCTGAAACGGTGTCTAAGGAGCTATTCCGCTGGCAGGAATGGAACTCGTTCTCGGAACACTATAACGAGTACAACAACCAGATTGCTCGTGATGGCGACCCCTATAATGTGCAGTTCTCGGCTACCTCTCAGTCTGGGGTGATCCGTGATTATGCTTTCATGTCCAGTATTCCCATCGCTGATTTGGAGGCGGCGGAGAACCCTATTGATCTGGGGGCAATGCGGGCTGTCCAGTTGAAGGAATTGCAGATGATCGCCCGTGAGGTGCGGGTGGCGGCTAAGGTGCAAAGCGCGACTAACTATGTCGCCGCTAATCAGGAGACGCTGGCGCCGGCGGATCAGTTCTCTAATGTGAACTCCCAGCCGATTCGCATTTTCCAAGATGCAATTGATAAGATGGATTGCACGCCTAATATCGCTGTGATGAATCGCCCTGTCTATAATGCTTTGCGCCGCCATCCTCAAATTGTGGAGGCGATCAGGGGAACGGGTGCGGATCAGGGTGTGGTGAGCCGTCAGCAGTTGGCAGACCTGTTGGAGTTGGAGGCGATCTATGTGGGAACGCCCAAAAAGAATATCGCTAAGGAAGGGCAGACCCCAAACCGTCAGCGCATTTGGAACAAGAATGTGGCACTCCTGCGGGTGGCTAAGGCGGCATCGCTCAATGGCGTAATCCAAACTTGGGGTATGACTGCTGTTCTCAAGCCTAATGAGCTTTCCACTTGGATTGACCCAAAACCGGGTACAGACGGGGTGCAGTACATCAAGATTGTGGAACGCTGTGAGGAAGTCGTGGTTTCTAAGGATGCGGGGTATCTCTTTATCAATGCGATCGCCTAGTTATGCCATACGCTACTGCTACCGATTTCATCAATCACTTTGGAACTCAAGAGGCTTTGGAGCTTTCCAATTTGGATAATCCGTCTGCGGTGGCGGTGAATACGGCGATTATTACGCAGGCGATTAGTCGGGCTGATAGCTTGATTGATGGGTATCTGAGCCGCTTTTTGCCCCTACAGCCCCCTATTCCTAGCTTGGTGAAGGCGTTGAGCTTGGATATTTCTCGCTATTATCTTGATAGATACCTCGCCCGTGAGGATGTCAGGAAACGCTACGAAGATGCGCTTAAAACCCTGATGGCGATCGCTAAGGGTGATATATCGTTAGGCTTGGGTGGAACGCCTCAGAGCGTCATTTCTGGGGGTATGCCGCAATTTTCTAGTGGCGACCTTGTTTATTCTGATCGTGCTTTGGGAGGTTACTGATGGCAGACTATTTGGCGATTGAGAATGCGATTTTAGCGAGGCTGGAGCCGCTCAAGACTGAGTTTGATTTGCGCTTGGGTGCTCTGGATGCGGTGGAACTGCAAAAGCCTGTGAGCGATCGCCATTGCTATTTGAGCTATCTATCTTCGGCGTGGGAGTCCATTTCGTCTAATTACTACATGGAGCGGTTGCAGTTTGAGGTGCTGGTGCGGTTCAAGGATTTGCGGGCTCACGCTATCAGCTATCCGATTCTGCGCCGTATTTACGAGCTTTTGCAGGGGTACAAGACTAACGATTTTTGGCTTCCTGTTGAGGTGAAAAGTTCCCAGTTTATTTCTCAGTTGATTGGGGATGGGTTCTGGGTGTATCGCATCAATATCGAGGTGGGGGTTCAGCCATGATTTGCATTGTCAAGAGCGATTTGTACCACGATGGAAACTTCTATCCAAAGGGTGCTGAGATTGATTTGCCAGAAGCAGTGGCAGAGAGCCTCAAGCACTGTGTAGAACCAAAAGAAGCAAAAGAACCAGTAAAGGAAACTAAAAAGGAGGCTAAACAATGAGTACTTGGGGTAAGGAAAGAGAGGACAGATTACGGAGCCATGCGCCATCGCAGGGGCGGGAGACTCGGATTTTCTGCTCGCTACTGCCAAAGGGTGAACGGACTGCGCCCACTATGCAAACGCTTGCCACTGGCGGCTTTACGGGTTCGGTAACTATCAATGCGCTGACCACTGGCAATACCTATGCGGTGGTGATCGGCTCAACTACCTATTCCACTACGGCATCGGCGACAGATACGGTGCTGACGGTTCTCAAGCGGATCGCCAATTCCATCAATGACAGCACTACCCACCGCGCTCTGAATGTTCGCAAGTCTGGCACTGACGCAGTTTGCAACATTCTGGGGACTGCTACTTTTACGCTGGCAAATACTGGTACGACTACTGCTTCGCAGGTGGTAGTGGGTACTGTGTCGGGTTCGGATACGGCGATCGCCAAAAATGCGACTTCTATCACTCTGCCTTTTGCGCTGAGGGGCAAGATTGCAAAGGGGCAATGGCTCCAAGCGGTGGATACCACTGGCGAGGAATATCTGTTTGAAGTGAATGCCGATGCCAATGACGGTGCGACTTCCCTGACGGTTAAATCTGTCCATGAGCAAATCCCCGCAGGCTCTACGGTGATTTTTCCGCCTGAGTTGAGCGATCGGCGTGAGGCTTCTATCTCTGAGTCTTACAAGGCTGAAGGTTTTTCTACCTTTAACACGGGTGGTTTTGAGGATGCGGTATTTACTACCTCCTCCGCCGAGATTTCTCTCGCTGGTATCTATTATGAGTTTGATGCGGGTTATCGCACTATAGTGGCGGCGGCAAAAGAAGGGCGGGAATTTTATGCTATTCAGGAGTTTGGCAACCAAAAGACTGGTTACACTCGCGCATCTCGTGAAGGTGTGTTTATTGTTACTAGCTTTAAATTGCCTACGGCGGTGGATGGGCTGATTAACGCTGACTTTAGCGGTAAGGTGCTTACTGTCCCAATTTCTCGTTTTAGCGTACCTGAAGAATGATTAGGGCATTAAGGGGGAATGGTTTCTTTGCTGTTTCTTGTAAACCAAAAGAGGCGGTTATGGAGGTGGATTTGATGGTACTACTAGAGCCTCTTTTGCAAGTGCAAGCGGTGAGTATTGACGATCCCTCAAGTAAGTATCTAGTCAAGACTGAGGGAATAAAAGAGGGAGTTTATTATGAACCAATGGAGTTACCCTATGGAAGTTTATAGCCTCGAGATTTCTGAATGGTGCCATTTGGCAACTTTTAACAACGGGAAAGACCAGTTAGAGGTGAAAATCCCCAAGTATGGCTCTATTACGGTGGGGGAGTTTGAATTGTCCGATAAGGTCAAGACTAAGGTGGATTGGGTACGGCTGGGGCTACAGCGTCCCGAGTCTTCTGTATCTACTCTGTACACTGGGGAGGAGCTAGAGACGCTAATCAAACGGCTTCCTTTTTCTG